GACATCCATCGAGATATGGTTACCGATTATAGCAAGAGCAGCGTCCAAGAAGAATTGAAAGAAGTCCTTACTAAGATGCCAGCAGATTTCAGAGATAGTGTGGAGACAAGAGAACTCAGATTGGAAGGAATCGAGAAAGAGGGAGATGGATATTTCAGAGACAGGAAGCCTGTGCCTGATGAAGACATTGAGCATGTCATGAAAAGGGTGGATGAAGTTATGCTCACAACCTCTCCTTTGCTCTACGAATATGGGTTGGTTTATCGTGGTGGAGTCCTTCTACCTGATAAAGCAGCATTGATGCGGGGTGATGAGTGATGGTCGCGACATTCGATGAAGCGCTCACATCTGTCCTCAATGCTCTCGGTGATTGGAATCGTGGTAACACAGACAACATCAAACCAGTTATCGCTGACATTGCTACACTCACTCCTGAGCGCGGTAAGCGTCTCGATATGTCCCGACAGGACTTCGTTATGTGCTACGAGACAGCGCACAACGAAGAAACTCCTGAACTTCTCTACGACTTTGTCACCACGCGGGTGAACATCACGATTGACATCCGCACATCGCGAAGTCGAGAGCATCTGAAAAAGATGGAGAATGAGGTGCGACGCCTCGTTCATTTGAAGAGAAAAGGCGACGGAACCAACTTCGACCGAATGGTGTTCAAAACACGCACGGATTTGTCCGATAGGACGAAAATGTATTTTAGAATGACCTTTCAGACCGAAGTTGTTATCTTCGCGGAACTCATCCCATGAGGTGTAGAGCATGCCATCCACAGTATACAAGGGCGATTTGACCGAGATTTCCTTCGGTCACGAGACAGGTTTAGTGTTGAAACATGATTCAATATCATCATTTACTTTTACTCATACGAGCACGGATGCAAGTTTGAATACCAGTTTAATCACACTTGCTGGAGGAGCAGCATCTATGCCAATAGCATCAGGTGGTGACCCTCAGATACCAAGAGGTATGTTAGTTGGAGTGAAGATGACTATTATTGGAACTAACACTTTTACTGCTGATGATAACGCTGCTACTGGAAAAACATTTACAGTAGTATCAAACAATGAAGATACTGAAAATACAATTACAGTCACACCTGCGCTTTCTACGGCCACAAGTCAGACATCCACTGGGAATGACACTCTTGTTTTTCACCCTTTCACCCTTCCATCAATTGATGTAAATATGTCTTACGACGATAACGCTAATGCAACGTCTGAATCATCTTTACTTGACCAGTTCCTTGGTGTTACGACTGCTGTGACGTTACCTGAGACGCGAGTAGACCTCAAGCGTTACCATGTGGTTGGTCTTGGTCGAGATGTTTCAGTGCAGGTTCCGGGCCGTTTCATCAACGAAGGTGGCTCCTTTGAAGTCAACATGCACAATCCACGATGGCTTTACTACTGTCTTGGTATGGAATCCGTCATGGTAGGTGAGGACACCTATGACGTAAAAGATGTTGATGAAGCCATGCTCACCAGCGCATCATTAGAATCATCAGGAGTAGATGTTAATGAAACCAATTTTGATGCTGGGACTCAAACAGTAATTACAGTAGACGGCACTGATGCAACATCTAAGTTCAAGGTAGGGGATGCAGTGTTCCACTCTAACGCTTTTGCTGGGACTATCGAGGCTGTTACTGCTACCACAATTACTCTTGAAACAGCGAATGTTATGGCTATAAATGAAGATGTTGATTTACAACGAGCGAAGACAAGAACTACCGCAGCGCTATCTGCTGGTGCATCTATAATTTCATATGCAAACGGAGGCGCAATTCCAATTTTTCAACAGGGAACATCTACTGTTACAGCAGGTGATTATGTTATAATCAAAGATTTGAATACTGAAAGTATCACATCTTTCAAAGAGGGCGACCAAACGGCTTTTGGACTTATTAGAGATTCTGAGTCAGACCCAGCAATAAGTGTCTCCACCACAAGAGGAACGTATTTCGATACGACCACAAAAAGTGAAATCCGCCGAATAGTAGCAATCACCGCTACGGAGATTTGGCTTGATGACCCACTGTGTTATTCACACGAGTCAGATATAGTTCTTCGTTTCGCGAAGTTTGACGCTGCTGCTCTTTATGGTAGTCCTAATCGTGCATCTACTGGTGCTCTCACAAATGGTGTGACTCGACTTCTCTATTCGCGTAGTCATGTGCCATCTTTCGCAATGGAAGTCAGTATTCGTCGTCGTGATAATCAGGCTGATGATGGGACTACCGCCGAAGTTGTAGATGGTGGAACTTCTGATGCGAAGCAGTTGACTCGTGTGTTCCGTGGATGTAAAGTCAAGGAGTTCTCTTTGACTGCTGATACAGATGCTGCACTTCGCCTCTCTGTTGGTTTTGATTCTGCTCTTTGTTATACAGACACAGGTCGTCTTGAGTCAAGTAACAAAGGTGACCGATACAACCCACATCGCATCTTTGAAGACACTGCAAGCACAGATGTAGACCGAAAGAAAGCAGGTATTGCTGTTGGCACTCAAAAACCATACATGTTCTATAATGGAACCATCACAGTTGCAGGAGTCCAGATTGGACAAGTTGTATCTTTCACAGTCACTGGGACCACTGGTGTGCAGCAATTCTACACCATTAACGGTGCACCTATTACTGATGCTGCTACTGACCAAACTCCGTTTGCTGGTGCTCGTAATGCAAGTATTGCTGTTGAAGGTCAGACGGAATACATGGCTGACTTGGAAATTATCGTGGATGACCCTGTGTTCTACCACAAGATGAGGCGTGCTGTAGACCACGATGCCACAACTGCGAACATGATTCGCTTGTCTTTCACAAAGTCAGGAACTGCTGCTGGGCGTGAAACTCTTGACATCTATCTCGATGACTACGTCATCACTGAGGCTCCACTCCCTATCCCTGAAGACAAGGGACCGATTCGCGCACCGCTCAAGGTCATGCCAAAGGCAATGCGTGTGATTTCAACGGATACTCTATTCCATTGCTGAGGTGAAAAGATGACTGCATTCGATAAGGCTTGGCATATTATCAAACAAAGAGACACTAACATTTGTGCCGGTGGTCCAAATTGTCCTTGTCCATGCCATCGTCTTGGCGCAGTTGGGTGTTTAAATTGTCTCGATGATGATGGCGGTGGACCTATGCCTGAAATTATTCAATATCCGGGGGCATGAAAAGATGATGCCAACGCCCCGTGAACGTGTCTATCACTTCCGGCGTAAGACCGCTCAAGGATACGGCGAGTGGTTTGCACAGCGTATGGGGATTGAAGGAGAGATTCTCATTTCTCATCGTTCTCGTGGTTTGATAGAAGAAGCCGTGCTTTCCCAAGCCTCAGTATATAAGCCAGCAGCAAAAAGCCCTGATATTGAGACAGATGTGACACCTGAAACTGTCACAGATGTCACAGTAGAAGACATCCCTGACTCGGAAGAGTTTCCCAATGACATTTCCTACGATGCGATGACGCTAACAGAACTCCGAGAGGAGTGCAAGCGTCGCGGTCTTGTTCAATACGGGACCAAAGCAGAAGTCGCCCTGCGCTTGCGGCGCGATGACGAAGGCATCGAGGAAACAACCACGGCTGAGTCCGAGGCCCCCGCTGATGAAGCGGCTGCTGAAGAACAGCCGGATACCCCCGACGAAGAGTCGGCTGTAACCGAGGTGGAAAATAATGCCAGTAGTGGACAAGAACAAACTGTTGAGACAAACGAATGAGACAATGCATACAATCCCGATTGACCCTGATGACCCTGATGCGGTCATGGAGGTGTGGATTAGGGATATTTCATTCTTCGATATACAACGAGCCACGCAGGAACTTTTCGACATCGGTGGAGGAGGCGAACTCAGCCTCAACCTCGAAGCATATTGGCGCTTCGCCTTTACCAGTTGGATTGTAAAGACCAACCCTACTCTCTCTACTGATGAGATTTTGAATCTCAAGGGTGATGTCGGGAACGCAATCTCCTCTCTTCTCCCCAGTCCTGATGAACTTGCACAGACCGTGCAAGGGGGGTTTACGAAGGGCGACAGCGCGTAGTCGAGGACTTCCTCGCACGCAAGGCTGTCACAAGCCCCGAAGATTTGGTCCTACAATTGGAATTGTGGGCTTACATGGTAGCAAAACACTACGGAGTATCGCTAAAGGAAGTAGACGAAATGAGTCCAGATACTTTCCGCCGTTCTCTCGTATGGGCGCTTGTCGCGCGTAATGAAGAGGAAAAGGCGAATAAGCGGCAACGCCAAGAGGCAAAGAGTGGTGGGCGAGAGACAGTGAGCGTTGACTATTCGTTCCTTGACAGGGAGGACTTCTGATGGCTGGAATCGCAACACTGGCTGGCAGCCTCAGCACGCTTGGCACTCTTTCGCAAAGCGTCTCATCTACATTCAGTTCCCTCGGCTCAGTATTCAGTGGGGCTATGGGTAAAGTCAAAGAAACATTCATCAACATTTGGAATACAATCAAAGAAAAGTATGAGCAACTAAAGGCTTGGATAGATGAAAATCTTGGTCCAATTTGGGATTTTATTAAAGAGAAAGCAAGTGCTGCTTGGGAAGGTATCAAGGGCGCTTGGGACGCAGTGATTGTCCCGATATGGGAATGGCTCAAAGAAAAAGGAGCCGCTGCTTGGGAATCCATCAAAGGTTTCGCCTCCGGCGCTTGGGATGCTATTAAGGGCGCTTGGGATACGGTAATTGTGCCTATATGGGAGTGGCTCAAAGAAAAAGGAGGTGCTGCGTGGGAAACCATAAAAACTACAGCAGCATCTGTATGGCAATCAATCAAAGACGCTTGGAACAATCTTGTGGTCCCAATATGGGATGGTTTGAAGGCTACCGTGTCAGGAGTTTGGGAGTTCATCAAAAGCACTTGGAATGGAACGGTTATGCCGATTTGGGATGGTCTTAAAGAAAAACTTGGAGGAATATGGGACTTTGCCAAGGAAAAGTGGGAAGGGTTCACGGGAGGCATCAATACATGGTGGACCAAGTTCAAAGGCACCATTGGTAACATTAGAGCGACAATTGGACGTATTTGGGACACTGCTAAGGTAAAGTGGGAAGAGTTCAAGAATAAAATCAAAGAAGGATACAATAATGTTCTTTCAGGGATAATAGAAGGTCTAAAGACGGGTTTTACTGCAATCAAAAATACCTTTCAGTTCATTAAGGATTTAGTCGGTGATATTATTGATAAGGCTGGTAACCTCCTTGGCGCTGCGATTGATATTGCAACGAACACTGTATCAGGTTTCTTCGGTGGCGGCGGCGATGGCGGTGCTACTGGAACGGCAGCCGCTGGCGGTGGCGTTGGTGGCACTACTTACAACATCACAGTCAATGCTGGAGGTATCACAGACCGCACAGATAAGCGTGAACTTGCGCGTGAAATTGGTAATATGATTCAACAAGAAATCGCTCGCGGACAGGGCGGTAGCACCATGAGCGGGAGGATGTGAGTATGGCAAGTGGTTATGCAACTCCTATCCGCCTCATCCTTGATGATGATGAGAAGACAGCAATCCGTCTTGACGCTACCCGTATTGGTATGAGCGTAGAACGTAGAGTGGGAGGCTCACCACTTCCATTTTCTGGTGGTAGGCGATACGGTATTGACCTTAACATGTCTAATTCTACTATCGTTATTGACGGTGTGTTTGTAGATGATACTGTAGATAGAACATCTACGACTGCTGTAGGCGCAGTGGCTGATATTGATTTTGGTAAAAGTAATCAAACAATCACCCTCGCAGGAGACATATTAACGGGGTTTGACGAAGCGAGTATAGATATGATGGTTGGAACTGGTATATTTGAAAAAGCCACTTCGTATGTTCTTCGTGATAAGAGTGGAACAGTTGTTGTTAAGTTTAGTATGGCGAGTTTTATTGGTGCTGGTGAAGGTGGAGGAACTGCTTATGGTAATAGCAACAACGCCTATGTTCAACTTGGTGGCTCATCAGGCACTGAATGGAAGATTAGGTGTAGAGGTCATGGTGGTAGTGACGCAACAACTGCTGAAGTTGCTCAAGCAATTCACCATTTGATGAATAATCAGTCAATTGGTGGTGTAGCATTAACGACCAAGTTTACTACTACACTTGCTGATTCAAAGAATACAAATATTGCAACTGTTGCTAACAAACGTGTGGTATTTACAGCCGCTGGTGATAATAAGGGTATTTATACAGAGCGTGCAATTCATACAGAAGGAGTCGGGAATGATGTTGGAGAAAGCGGAACAGTAAGTATGACAAGTTTTGGCGCTAACGCATCCAGTGGTTATCGAAAGTCAGCCGGTGACAAAGTGCAAGACCTCTATGGTATTCTGCACAATACAATTCGTGGTGGTTCTGCTAAGTTAGGTGCCACTGTATCAACTGGTTTAGGCATTGCTACGTTGGTTAGATTGGCTGGTGCGGCTTTGACTGAAGACGAAACGATTGCTACGGCTACTCAAGAGTGGAAAAGAAGTGGTGATTATCCTATTGGTCTTCAGATACCATACAATTCAATGATACAAGCACCTGATGGACAACTCTACACAGCGCGTAATTTCTTTGTCCCCACTGGTCGTAGAATGAAAGGTGAAAAAGGCTCTGAGGCAAACTCTCTTTCAGCCGATGTGGAGTTTAGCACAACAGATAATTATACTGGTATTCAAGGCACCATCAAAAACATGGAAATTGGTTATGATGCTGGTGAAGCCGTCTACCGATTCTCAATGACATTCCTCCCAATAGATGCAATTTTCTGAGGTGTCAAAATGCCAGCAATACTTCAGAGCAATCATGCCTTGTTGTTTGACGGTGTTACAGATTCTGTTATTGTTCCTCAAGGCTCTCATCGTGGTGTCGGGAATGATGATGCGAGTGGTAATCGTAGTGCTGGTGATATTCTTGGTGATTCAGCAAGTGGTGACCGTGGGTCAAGTGTCGTTGGTGACCTCTTTCGTAACACCATCACAGTTGAAGCATGGGTCACACCTGACTGTGGAGGTATCATTGCTTTCAAAGAAGGTCAATTTTCGTTAGAAATGGGCACTGTGGATACTCCGGGTCCAGCCAAGTTTTCTGTTAGATTAGAAACCCAAGGTGGAGTCAACACATATCAGGTATCCACTGCTTCACTCACAAGTAACGGTTACAGCGGAACTGTATATCCTACGCCTGACTTTGGTGGAGTAAGCGATTCTTACAACCGATTCGACAGCGATAAGGACGATGCTACAACTCTGAATCTAAATCACCGTCACTTGTATCATGTTGTCGGAGTTGTTGAACCCGGTTTCGTTCGTTTGTATGTCAATGGTCTTTTGATGGCGCAAGAAAAGATTCCATTTCAAACCTCTATCGCTCAATCCAATAATCACATCTATCTTGGTGGTATGGGAGGACAGTTCCGTGGAGTCATTGAGAGCCTACATATTTCTAATAATTTTGAAAATGAAATGTTGAGTCCAAGTGCACCACTGGTCCAAGATTCAACTGCTCTTCTCTATCGTTTTGAAGAACCAATTAACCCCATTCAGAATGAATATCAGATTGCATCTATCTCTTCTGCTTCAAATCTGTCAGCAATCAATATCTCGACCAGTGATGCGGCAGCACTTGCATCTGCTCTTACTGGGACAACTGTAACCACTGGGACTATTGACTTCACAAGTTCACCATATTCAACTGGGAACTACAGCGTCCATGACAATGTTACTGGTGCTGGGGCTTCTCCGGCCACTCGAAGTATTCCTCACGTTCCATACAATCTCCTCATCAATCCCGGTGCAATCAATCGGGAAACAAAAAAGCCCAATCAATCACCACCTGAGCGAGTTCGTCTTCACAACATCAACGTCAGCACAGGTGCTATGCTCGTGAGTAGTATCCATTTGGACTTTGCAACAAGCGCAACAGGAGATGGATTACGACCAGTATTACATTCTCGTAGTGCTGCTACTGGGGATGACTACTTCGTTGTAGTCGCAGCAGACCTGTTGATTGAAGGTGGCTCAGGACGACCATATCAACCTCCTCATCTTGCCAGTCAAATCATTGACCGGACTGGTCAGATGATTCTTGACGAGAGTAATTTCGAACAACACGGTATCGCATACTCATCTCGAATGGCTACGACTGCAAATGATTCTAACAACCCATTCGCTGTATCATGGCCTACTTCTCTTGATGAATCATTCCAAGTCGGGCACTCAGGAAGGCACATTAAGAATCATGTCAATGGTCATCATTATCTCCGCATGCTCCCCAAAGCAAACGACGAAATTGTTGACCAACAAATTGGAACATCAGACATTATCAATCTCATGTATGATAATGCGGCGAAGGGAATTGAAAAACAAGTCCCAATCAACTCTGAGATGGAATATTATCGTGAAGTTGCTTCGATGGAAGTTGTATCCGTCCAAGATTCTTCGATGGCTTTTGAGATTGTAGATAACGGACTTACTGGCGCGAGTCGTGAAATTATTGCCATAGGTGGGAGTGGAACTAAGACCATAACTGCTGAAGCAACCTTCAACCCATATCCATTCTTCCTCAAAGGACCAGTGCCTGTATCCGCTGAAACACTTGATGAAACTGAAAGAACCCATCACCTTCGTCCTTCAAGAGAAAGCCGCGTGGCCGTTCTTTCCGTTCCATCCCTTGCGAGTCACGGGTTTGCATCTTTCATTGAGGTGCATTACAATGCGTTAGACCTCACTGGTGTGAGTATGGGCAAGACGAAACCAATGCTCATGGTTGAGAAGACCGTTCCTGCTGGGTCTGTGCAGACCGCTGGAAGTTCGTTTACCGATGCAACTTGCGACTACAACAATGACCCTACGGTCACAATGGATGCTACAACGAATGTTCGACCCGGTATGCGTGTTTCAGGCACAGGGATTCCTGCTGGTGCTTTTGTTGTTAGCGTGACAAATAGCACGACATTTGAGTTGAGTGCCGCGACCACTGGTGGTTCAAAAACCAATCAAACTCTTACCTTCACACCAGCATATATCGCTGACATTGTCGCTGCTGACCTTGTTAATCCAGCAACAGATACGACTCTCTTCTCACCCGGTGGTATGATAACAATGAGGATGGAGGAGGGTAACCTCAACACACTTCAGATGCCTCACGCCATGATTGGTGATGTAAGTGAAGGCTACGAATCTGATGATGAATTAGACGAACGGTATACTCCTCAATACTATACAACGATGTCTGATGAGCCGAGGAAAACACCTCAAATTATTACTGCTTCTCACACTAATTCTGACATTCATAATTCTACGTTCAATCGTTTGTTGATTGGTGGAAGCAAGGTTACGAAAGAGAATATTGCAGATACAGGGAAACGAAGTGTGTTTACTGATATAGGGTCACCAAGTGATGGACAATTCGACATACCAATCACTCGTTCTGCTTCTCCCGTGCATGAAATGTTCGACATCATTGACAATCATATTCAGTTGTCATCTGACCCATTCATCCTCTACATTCAACCATCTGACCGCACAAGAACAATGCAACTCAATCATCTCAGAGCAACATTGGATAGACCCAGTGAAGCAAATACAGCACAAGTTCTCTACATGATGAGTAAGGGTATTCTCCGCTCTGTTAGAGAAAGTGACGCAGATGATGGTAGCCGTTTTACATCCCTTCAGATAGTCGGAACATCTTCCTTAGCGAACACTGCAAGTGCGAGTGAGATAGGGTCAGGTAGCCCGGATTCTCATATCGTGAAGGAGATTGACCCACACGCTCCTGTCGTCACCGTATCACTCGGTGGCCCCGGTCAAGGAGCATTCGACACCAAGCCATCGTTTGACCCCAGTCCATTATCTCGTCTTCCATACAGCACTCGTCGTGGCTTTTCTGTCATGGGACAATCTGTTCGCATAGAGCCGGGTGGAACTCAATTTATCTCTGTTCGTGCGTTGAATAACGCGACCCCTGACCTTCAGTCGTGGGGCACGTATCCATTTCCAAAGAAGGGTCGCCTCTTCCTCAAGAATGGGGCCAGTGCTGAATACTCATCTAAGAGTGGTGTGTCTTTCATGTTTACTGATGGCACAGCCGGTGATGGTAAGTTCACGCTGGCTGACGGTCAAGACCTTGGGACATTCAAGGCTTGGTGTATCGCATCTGGTCTTGTCCCTGAAGCAAAAGACATAGTAGGGTCAACATTCAACGATGCAACTTGTGACACAGACCACTCTGCTGGGTCAGGAACATCATTTGGGAGCAATCCGAAAATAATCCAAATGGATTCTACTGCGGACGTTAAAGTTGGTATGACTGTAAGTGGCACTGGTATTGCAAGTGGTTCTATCGTAACACAAATTGACAGCGCTACCCTGTTTCGAGTTCACCTTGACACAACTGCAACGAATAACAATCAAACGCTAACATTTACTCTCGCAGGAGAAGATTTCTCTCTTGGAGAGATTCTTCTTGGTGACGGTCATTTCTACATTGAGAACTCCGCTGCTGACGGAACGACTGTCAACGACCGTATGTTCCAGTCAATGGACACTGCAACGCACGATTACCAGTTAGGCACACAGTTTGCGTCAACACGCGCACTGGTAGAGATTCCATTGTTTGCTGGACAGTTCTTTGAAAACGCTGCTGAGAGCATCTTCCCCGGTCCTGACAACTCATTGAAAATGCATGTAGACGCCACGATGACAGCCCACACTTACAATCCAAGTCCCGTTGGTCGTAGGTTCCCTGATAAAGCACCAGCGGACAGAGCAGCGAAAGCAGCATACGCCTACTCGATGGAGCGTGCTGAGTTTACAAAGCGCACTACGATTCTCTTGAGAGCAAAGGTCACGGGTGGTAAGTATCAACTCTATGTCAACAATCCATCGGCGTTCCCTGCTGCTGTGACAAGCGCATCTGCGTATCATAACGTGGATAATGTTGTGCTTTATCGTCAAGCATTCCTTCCAAACGGTGAATGGATTCTTTACGAAAATGACCCTGCGTCTGATGGTTATATACAATTTGAGGATGAAGATTGGGCGTATTCAGAAAACTTCCTCAATTCACATGTTCCGGGTATGGCTCTCCTAATCGCAGATGGTTATGAGTCCGAGCGGGTTATACCAATCTTCTCTGATGATGAGACATTGTCTTCTGATTTTGAAGGACGAGGCGAATACTACCACGACCAATCCAGCGTGAAGACACAGGGCGGGAACGTGGACTATGGTCTACGTCAGTATGTAAGTGCGGTAGAGTTCAAGGCTGGTCCATCAACAAATCCACACGCTCCTCGTGTGAAGAATAAGAGAGCCACTGGTGTTATCAGAGGTGTAACGCCGTTGATGAATCAGGGTAACTTTAGCGGTGTATTTACCGTGACACTAAGTGAAGAAGACGCTGCTTTGTTCCCTGCAATTGATGTTAATTTAGACAGTGGGACTGTTGATTTCGATACAGGTGACATGTTCTATACTGTTGAAATTACTCTCCCCGATGGCACAGCACAGAAATGCATCTATTGGGGCGACGGTAAAGCAACTTTTTCACACGCTAATCTTCTTACTTTTGGCTCAGCAACTGTCACAACATCTGAGATTCCAAAGTCAACGATTATCTTGGAGACAATTGAGAGTCGCCCCTCTCTTCCTAATTTCCTTAACGAAACTCATTCCAGTTTTATCTTAGGTCAACCCCTTAAGTTGACAAAGAAATCTTTTGACCCCCTCTCAGATTTTACATCTGTTCAATTGAGGAACAATGTAAATATCGCTCGCTCAGATAGGCCGGGCAATTCTTCATCATGGACAATTGCAGCGGTGCCAAATGCTACTCAAATTACGCTTGGTGCACCCAGTGGTGTGCACGCTGGGACACTTCAATTTGATAACGCATCTTGGTCAGGTCAATTCTCTGCTAAGGTAGGCGACAAGATATACGCAGAGCCAACTGTTGCTTCGGGGGCTGGGAATGTTCTCGCTGCTGGTTCAGTAATGTATCTTGGTGAGGTCACAGGAATATCAGAGGTAGTAATTAACGGGTCTGCTACATCAATTGGTTTAGCGAGTTTGGCTGATATTACTGGTATTACAGGGAGTGTAGAAGATGACCTTGGCGCGATGATTGCAGCAGGGACTGTGTATCTTAGAGTGGGTGTAGAAGAACTCTTGACTGAAGATTCCGAGGCTATTCTTAATCGCTCATGGTTATTCCCATACGCACAGGGTGGTCTTCGCGAAGGAGATACTGTTTGGGCAAACATGACTTACAATAATCCACATGCTGTTGAAGGTCTATTTGCTAAGAGTCGTGGTGTGTTGAATGAAGCGATGGTTTGCAATGTCTTCAACGGTGGAGAAGGAGCACTGAACAACAATCCACGAGATAGCCTACCATTAGAGAACTTCTTGATTGGAAACTCCTGTTATGAAACAGCAGTGAATTACGTGCAACATGTCAACAAAACAGTGGAACTTAACTACACAAATCTTGGTTTGAGCCAGCCGCCTACTGTTGCATATCTTGACCCGTATCTATCAAACGCTGACCATGCTCGTGTTCTCCTCTTTGATGTCGCTCATGACCGTGAGTTCATTGCATTCCAAGACCTACACATGCAGGTGCAGAGCAGTCCAATGCATGCACAGATAGGATGGAGTCGGGATGTTATTGGTGCTGACCTCATACTCACTCAAGCAAGGATTGGGGGCAATCATAGTCAGTATACAACCCAAATTGATGTTGCTGCTGGCTTCCCATCTCAAAACCCGTTCGTTCGCAGTAGTTCTCGCTCAAGATTTATGGAGAGTGCTTATGCGCATAATCGTGCAAATTACATTAGTAGTAAATTGATTAACCCTGTAGATTCTTCAAGTGGTTCAGGAGCAACTACTGTCCCCAAGGTCTTATTGAACAATCTTGATTACGCGTGGTTCTATGGTAAAGCGCATCAGCACTATGTTCACACTGGGTTTGAACAAGGTGTATCTTTAGGAGAAATAGCGCTCGGCGACAGTGTTCTCCCAAGAACAAAAGAAGCGGTTGTATCTCCAAAGTTTGCAGATAGTTTCCACCCTTACACTCGCAAGGGAAGAAGTGCTGAACATAATCTGACTGTTGCTTTACGAGAGCATCGTTCTACTAATTTCAGTAGTTTCTTACAATCAACAACCATACGTGACCCGTCCACGTTGTTTGACACTCCTGACGGGACTCGTGTGATTCCAGCATTTCTTGCACTCAAAGGTATTCGTTCCTCTTCTCTTGATTTGAGTAATCATACAGAAGCAAATCAAACCAGTGGACGAAGAGGCATCAAGCATCTTAAGCAATGGACAGACATGGAGTTCACTCGTCGTCTTTCAATTGACCTCGGTGAAGTTGGAGTGCGTGACGGTGTTACAGATGTAGAGGCTGCTGCACGCGAGGTAGTGCGGCTCATCAATCAGGCTGCTGCACCTAACGCTCGCACTCATGTGCGAAGGCCCAACAATAATTATCCAGCAGAAAATGTAGTGTTAGATACTGACATTTCAAGCACACCAAGCCTAACAAGAATAGATGCAGCCGTTCCACACGTAAATGCTGACTTTGCAGCAACTGGGTCTACATTCGACCCTGCTGATTGGTGGAACGATTCTTCTTCTGAAAAACCTGACAAGGGCACGCATATGGGATATGTGCGTGCTCACCTCGGGCGTGTAGTGCAAGATTCACGGGGGCGAGAGGGCTACAGTATCATTATTCACAGCACTATCCCCGGTGCTACTGGACGTAATTTCTGTGTGTGGTTAGACAATAGTAAGGGACAAACACCTTACGAGCCTGAGTTTTTGATTGGTCATGGAGGTAGATTCCGCACTTTCTGGTGTCAACCCGATGAGGTTAGTGGAGAAAACATGCACCCTGCTCCTATGCCACTCAATAAACATGGACGACCATTTGCACCAATTACATCACTCAAACAGTATGCAATTCCAGATGATGTTGGACAACAAGTTAGCCCAAGTGATGAGTTTGGCGAAGCGGGTAAATCCTCAGATGAGTCAGCCGACCCAGTAAATCGAGCGATTAGCACTTTCATCGGTGCAGGTAAAACGCACAATACAGTGAACACTGAATCATTAGAAGCAGAGGGTTTTGTGACATCTCTTGTAAGTGGTTTGAGAACTGGAACTGGGGCGATTGGAAGAGTCAATTTCGGTGGATTGGTTGCATCAGGTATACCGGGTTTTGCACCAGACGCAGGTGAGTGGGGCTTTGGGCGCAGAGGTGACAAACGCTTCTCTGCTTACTATGGTGATGTAAATGTCACAGACAATGCAATTACTGTTGCATCTTGCACAACAACTGAAGGCTCCACTCAAGTTACTTTCACAAACGTAGCCACAACTCATGCTATTGTCGAAGGTATGGCAGTAAGTGGTGACGGTGTCGCCACAGGCGCAAAGGTTGCATCAATCACAAACTCCACAACTTTCCAATTAGATTTAGCCGGTGTGTCAGGCGCAGGTAGTAGTAAGACGCTTACATTTACACCTCAAGCACCTACAGAATACACACCACACGTTCCTGAATCTGAAGTGCTAAATCAGAACATAGGAAACACTGACCTCTACGGATTCCGTTTCATTGACCATAGGGGAGTGGGACATGGTATCCGTTTTGTTTATCGTCAGTTTGGTCAGAAGTTTGCGCTTGAAAATACTGAGTTGCCTGATTCTATCAATGAAGAAGTCATGGTTTATTTTGATGACAGAGATGTTGGTCAGGGTGGGTTTACGATTGGTCGGCACATGCATGGTTCAGGAGATGCAACTGGTCGCTTCCCTGCGTCCGATAGCAACGCGACACACGTGCCATGGCGTGGTAATCATTGGAATGGTGTGCCGTCCCAAGATGCAGCGTATGATTGTGAAGTGACTTATGATGCATCTGCTAAGACGTTGACCGTTCAACCTCAAACACCTTACGATACTTGTCCTCATCATGATGTCTTAGGTTACATGGGATTCCCATTGAAAAATGGCGTCATTCAGATTTCTGACCCATTTAATGATTCAACTATGAAAGGCTCACAAGGACACATGTTTTCGTATACCAGTCGTTCAAGAACAGACCAAAGCGGCACTCATGTATTCCGTGGAGTCACAGGTGCTAATTTCGTAGCATCACACAAGACAGATGGTTCTGGTGGTGTTACAACTGTTACCCATTTGTTTGGTGATGGTGCAAATGGTGAGATTCGTGCTCTTATTTCTTCATGCGCTAATTGGACATCTCTCATTACTGATGAGTTGATGGCTGCTGTTACAACCGCTGTCATTAACGCTACTGAAATCAATAGTGAGGAAGGAGTTACCTTTGACTGCACGCATATGCGTGCTGCTGATGGACGCACGTTTGGTGAATGGGGTGTTGACCCTGAAGCAATTCGCGTTCGTGCGTATAATCCAGCAAGAGAGATTCAACCGCTTTCACAATTCTTTGAAGCATCAATACACAAAGACATGGGGATACCAGCGGCTCATGTTGAATATGGTGAGATTTCTTCATTGATTGTCAACGCTGATGGTATCACCTTACCTGCTTCAACTCGTGCTGCAACCAACGCTAAGATTGACGCTGGCCTTCGTAATCCATGTGGATACATTCCGCGAACTGTAATGCAGGTGCGCACAAAGGGTAAGGGTGTTAATACCAACACTCAATCTCCTGTTCTTGTTGATAGTAAGAATAATCCGATAGATGTCTCTACATGGAAGAAGGGGTTGATTGGAGAAAATTACACTGCTGATAGTGGCGACCACATCTTACCAAATATTGACAATCCCACTGTTCTTATCACTGCGGCTGATGTTGCAGGGTCTACAACGATGAGAATCGCCACGGGTCAAATGTGGTATTTCGCAAGACCTGCTGGTGAAGAAGGAACCAGTGTTTCTTCTAAAGATAAGAATGCATCATTTGGTAGTTTTTCTCATATCTATTACAGAGACAAACCGGCTCTTGTTACAGGCTCTAATTCAAGCGGTGTGTCAGAAACTCGATTTGATATTACAGAAAAACACACAGATTGGCCCGGTAGTGACCCTTCAAGTAACGCAGTAATGCAACGCTATGGGACACCATCAGGTTTTGGTATCACAGGTAAGCGCTCTCTTGGTAGTGTAAACTCTGTCCCACAGGTATTCTTCCGTGGTGCAAGAGACAGCACAGACCACTCTGTGCCTCTGTTTTTTGGTGGTGGTTTTAGTGGCGTTGTGTTGGACATCAATGACGGAACTGATACTGACTACTCGTCATTCAACACACACCCATATGCGAATGGGCCAACTGGTTGTGCCGGTATACAGCATGCCAACGAAGTATTGTCTTCTCATGCAATGATTGATTGTAATGCAATCATGGCATTCTTCCCCGGCACTCCACTATTAAACCAGCATCGTGGGTCTATCACTCCACCGTTTTCCAATCAAGACAATGTATTGTCCCCCGATATTAAGAGGGGAGAACATACTGTTGCTGCTAATCATCCCAATGCTGCTCCATATACTGCTGGTGTTCACATTCAAGTTCCGTCACCATTCATTCTTCGTTTTGCGCATCCTACTGCGCGATATGAGGATGCAACAGTTGGGACAGAAAACAAGACAACCTACCTCATCTATGGCCCCGGTCAACCATTCCCATTCACACAAGAGGTTGCTGACAGCAGTGGTTCTCACAATGTAAACGAACCACATCCGGGCCGTGCTATTGTAGCAGGTGGCTCATTCTCTAAGGTGCCACACGGTGGTGCTGCGCAATATCTTCCTAACCACATTGAGAATGACCAACAGCACTACATGCCAATGACAAGCGCGTATCAAGTTGCTCGTGGTCGTTTCCATTGGCGTCAGACGCTCAATTGGGAACCACCCATAGGTAAGCCGAACACTGGTATTCTGTATCAAAGACCTGAGCAGGGTCGCATGTATGGCGATATGGTGAATCCACTTGGACCAACGCCATCAACATCCAATATCGCTGACTTCAGAGTTCTGCATCCAACGCGCCACGCATTATACATGGGTGGTGGTATGGTGTCCAACTCAGATTGGACTTGGCACATGGATGGTGGGTATCATCCCGGTGGTTCTTGGATGGACAATCAGGTTTCAATGAACCCAGCCCATCCAAATGGAAACACTCTCGTTGCAAAGGTGGCTGCGAGTAATTGTTCTGTGCATCCAACAGCATTCAGAGTTGCAGGAACACTGGCTACTCGTGTAATGTATGGAAGCAGTGGCTCATTCCAAGTCCACACGCCTGATGCCGATGATGTAGATATGGAATACATTGTTGTTGACGGAACTCGTTGTCAAAATGGTGAAGAGTTAGCAACTGTCATTGGCGCGGCTATCAACACATTCCCCGGCGCTGGGGCACTCAAAGCAATGGGTGGCACGTTCATGCCCAGCATGGGTAACGCGTTACGTCAAGACCGATATGGTTGGAAGGAGTTCACAGTTAGCGCTTATCGAAACGACGGGTCTGGAGTGTCAGGAAGCGCAGTTGATACAACTGCTGATAACGGTCAACAAACCTCGGCGATGTCTTATCTCGATGTATCAACAACTCTTGCTGCCGGTGAACAGGTTCCCGCATCAGGTTGGCTTAGGACTAAGACACTCTATACTGTGGCTGTTTCAGGCGGTAATAGCACTGCGCCAGCCTATGCACCATATCATACACGCATCTTGTATACATCTAATGGTAGTGACTATTTTATTCGTTTTTACCTTGGTTATAACTATCTAACTGGGAATAAAGCGTTTGAAACTGCGGAGACATGGCACGACATCGAAGGCGGTGGAACAATTGCAAATGATGACATCAATATTCCAACGGTGGCAGCAAGTGATGACATATTAGTTTGGACAAAGGCTGGGACATTCTCTTACAACAACGAAAACGCCTCTACTCGTGACCACATGACTAACGTCCACTTCAGTGGGCTTCATGATGCGATTGACCGAACAAAACCGACGGGTGTTGTCGGTTGGGCTGGAGAGCGATACTCGTATCTAAACAGCCTGTTAGTCGGCTCATCCTACGCTGCTGGTCTTGGAGCATGGCACACTGCACTTGGATTCTCACCATATGGAAATGCAAACAGTTGTATGACCACATTGTCGCATCTTCCTCATACAGCGCCAATGCCGAACAGTGGTGAATCCATACGCCCTGATGAATCCTATACTCATTTCCCCGGAACAGGAGGCGACACACCATACGATTCACTTGGACGTATGACAAATGAAGCACGCTCTACTGCTTCATATGAAGCATATGTTCCCGGTTACGCAGACGTATCAAGTTTCAATAGCACCCCGACTTACTACAGTGAGGAGAACATCCCATCTGAGTTGCGTCACCCACAAGGTGTTTCTGCTCGTGCATTCCTTGTCGTTGCCTACGAATCTGAACTACCACTTGTTGCTAAATACGACCGTGATGGAATCACTTGCACTGGTGATTGGCTTCTCGCTGAGCAACAAGGAAACAAAGCAAAGGCTGGGACTACACGCTGGGACGAGCGTATACATGGACAAGACCGGTTTACTTGCACTGCGAACGCTGGACCTAACGTAGAGGCACTGATTGTTGGAAGCACCAGCACTCCAAGTGTTTCTGACTATACTGCGGCTAACGGATTAGATGCTGCACCATTTGATGACACCTTCTTCCTTCATGATGCTATTAGCGCCGACACGAGCCTTGAGAACGCTACACCTTGTAGGGCTGAAACTGGTGACCTGTTTTACGACCTTGACCATAGTATAGGCACTGAGTTCTCAGCCACTGCGACTGGGCAACGCAATGTAGTCAATGACTTCTATGCTGAGCCTTCCAACCGTCCATCTGCATTCTTTGCTAACACAGATACTGGAAAGTCATTCTTCATTGGAGATGTCAATGGATATGACTTCTACAGGCGCTCTCCCGCGAAGAACTTCAACATCGAGCATGCTATTTGGAAACGCATGGATGGTGGTAGTTTGTCCTTACCTACAATCAATGCACGTGGTCTTGGTGCTATTCCTTGGATTAACCGTGTTAAAAGTAATACAGAATACACCATGGGTGAGAAGTTGTATGGAAATGTTCGATTCTCGTTTGAGACAACTAACAGTGCCATGATGCCTATTCTACAGGCACAAGAACTCGCGCATCCTCAATTAGCAGCGCGACACCCACATGAGTTGCGCAACATCTTGGAGATTCCAAATGAAGAGTTGCAATTCGAGGCAATGGAAGTTATTGACGACACAGGTCAGACGCACAAGATTGAGGGTGGTTCGCCGTTTGGTGTCATCATTCGTGCATTCCAAACAGCAGGTGAACGGCTTGCCAGTGGACTACAACCAGCCAATGCGAACAGTGGTATTGAGCCTAACCTGAAAGTTCGCTTACCTAACCCTGATGCGATACCGGGTAACATCATTGTGCGCTCAGGATATGATAGGTTGCAAGCCTACCAGAATGAGAACATTGGTGATGGTGGTATGCTACATCCTGACCTCGGAGCATCTCATGTTGGGCATCTCTTTGATAATGCAATCAAGGGACCGCGTTATGGTCCTACGATGGGTGAGGTTGGTTGGGAACATATCTCACAGGGTGAGTCATTCCCTGACAGCACACGAGATGGTTGGACAGGGGCAACACAGGATAACCCAATACAATCATCTTACGAACTGCATGACAGGACATTGTTCTTCCATGTCACAAAGATGGGGCATAGCCACACAGAGCGTTATCCTGTAACTTACAATCACACCAGCGGTGTTGTCAATCAATCTTTGACGGTGAGTAGTTTTAGCGGCACTACGCTAACTGCTTCAGCGACTGTTACATCTGCTGTATTTGATGCTGGGTTTGCGTCAAAGGAACGAAGTGACAATCGTCGCTTCCTACGTCTTGCCACCTCTACAGAAGCAGTGATTGTTTCCTATACTGGTATTAGCGGTGCTACCTTCACAGGTGTGGTAGGTGACATTGACTTTGACCAGTTCCTAAGTGATAACCCACCGGCATCTGTGACTATCAACATCTCACCATCCTACTACGTGCCAGCGGGAAGCACTCGCTTCTTTGCTGCTCGTCGTCTTCGTGACCATGCTGAAGTTAGTGGTAACAGCCCGGACATGGCGCATACACTCTACTTCGACGGTGACCAGAACACACTCCTGCATACACGCTATAGCAAGCCGCAGTTGACACCCATGCCATACCCGCGTATGGGTCATCACTTCGTCAACGCAACCATGCCTATGCTACCGGGCCATTGGGCACATCCTGCGTATCAGGGTCTTTACTCACGCTCTCGTAGCGAAAACAGAGTGACACGTGCTGATGAAGATTACATTACACTGAAAGACAACATTGGGCTGGTTGATACATCTCTTAGTTCTACAATCACAGACAAGATGCATCCACTCAATCCACCACTTCGTGTCGGCTCTTTGACAGCGTTACCATCAGGACCAAGCGATATTCACGGTGGCGCTTTCACGCTGATGTTTGAAACCAAGGTCAAGTATGACGGGTATGGAATCCTTGCATCTAAGGGAACTGCTGGTGACATGAACAAGGCTGGTGGTCACTCTATCATTCTTGAAGCAGCAGGAAATTACACCCTTGACAGGCACTTTCCTGACCCCGCTGAAGTCGGTGCATATCAGATTGTTATACAACCCAATGTGCGTAAACAACAGATTGCAGGTTTCCATGCAAATCATAGTTCAGCCACCTCTTTACCAAATGGCTCTGCTGTAGAGTTGACCAGTCAACAAGTCAACCTCGTAGTCGGTATCAAGTATGATAGCGAGCGGGGTTCTGCTATCGGTGGCGTGACGTTAGTTCTCGCCGAGGCTACACTCGCGGATGTGCGTGGTTGTGAGGTGTTCATCAACGAGGTCATCCTTGACCATGACCCCGACCATGGTGGACAGTTCACTAACATACCACCGTTGTTGACCTACAACGCTCTCGGTGTGCAGGGTAATCAGAGTCCGGCATTTACTCGCTCTACACACGCGTATCATGTGGGTATGTTCAGTGATTCGACACCGGGGAGAACACTACACATTCCATGGTGGTCTATCATGCACAAGGTTGCACCTGACGATAGCACTGCTACTGGCTTTAGACATCTATCCCTTGCACGTATAGACAATTACTACGAGTTCTGTCGTGCCAGTTTTGGTTCAATTGGTTGTCAATTGACTCTTGCTGGTTATCCAAGTATCTATCCTGATATGTATTCCAAGGTCTTGGCTAATGCAAGCCTGTCACCAGTGATGACTGTTCAGTCAACATCCTTCACGAATGCTACATGTGATTACAACAATGACCCTACTATTACCCACGACGATGATGATGGGCAAATCAAAGCCGGTATGTTGGTGACTGGCACTGGTATACCAGCAGGTGCTTTTGTCGCATCTGTAACAAGCGACACTGAGTTTGAATTGAGTGCATCAACCACTGGTGGCGCGGTGACAAATGGCACCTTGACGTTCTACGGTATTGTAGTAGATGATGCAACACATCTTCCTGAAGTTCCTTACTATGGGCAGAAGTTGCAATACACAAAGAGTGACGGGACCACTGCTGAGTTTGATTATACTGTTCGTTCAGGCACAACAAACAACGCTACTACAATGAACAAAACCAATCTAATCGTCGTTCCTACAACCACGACTATGCCTCAAAACGGTGCTGTTTTACGACTTACAAGGGAGTATTCGACTGCTGCTGCATCTTCTCTATTCAACGACGGTAAGACCAGTGTATTGACACGAACACTACCACAGATGTTGAGTGGCACAAGGGACACAAATAGCCTTCATACCCCGGATGCTTTCCTATGTATGTGGCATCCAAATCTTGGTCGTCCACATACTTTCTATTCTGATGGCTCAAGAACTTGGGGTAATCTCACCAGTGACCGAGCGGTCAACAAGGCTGCATACAACAGTATGCCTGAACACTTTGAGACAGTTCACTATCATGGCGCGAACTATGCTGTCAGTCATGGGCCATTCAATCTTGATATGAATACACCAAAGCCACCAGAAAAGATTTCACTCGCTGTCGCAAGCGTTGGGTCTACACTCTTAACATTCTCTGGTAACAATATGTCAGAAATACCAGCAGACACCTTGTTGTTTACATCGGATGGTTTGTTTATTGGTAAATCATCAGGTGCCATACACATTTCAGGAACTACTACAGCGGGTTTTACGACTAATTTATTCAACAATCCGGGCGTGGGTGACTTCATTTACAAAAATGCAGATGGCTCTGTGGAAACTGCCACGAATATCCATGCTATGTCAGGATACGAAGCACAAGGTAGTGCTACAGTCATGCTCAGTCACTACTGGCCGTGTGGTAGTCGTGGTGGTCCACTCAATAGCCGTCTCGATGGTTATGCTGCATGGTCTGCTGCATGGCATGTCCCACGCGCATATACCGCTGCTGGTGCTACATACTGGACTGATGCTGATGATGATGGGTCTTATTCAGTAAGTAATGGTATTACAACCGCTGCTGCTTCATCAATCACAACGCGCCGTTATCCGTTTGGTTATCGCTTCGGTCTTCGCCAACCATGGAACCGACCGCAATGGGGGCACTACGGAATGCGAGCCTACCAAGAGGCTGCTACACACGCAAGTGCAAGTAACTTCACAGTAGGCTACAAGGCCGGTCCACTAACTGAATATGAAACACAGAGTTGGAATTATGCTGGAGGGGCTGGTCTTGCAAACAGCACTCTACCTGTCACCTATGTCGGTATGATGGAACGACAGACCAACGCAGCGGCTATGCTTGGTGTAGACAAACCTGAGTGGCAAGTGCGATACAGCGATGGTCGTCGCATGACGAGAAGTTACGGATGTCCTGTAAGAACACTAAGGGACACCAATAGTGCGGCCACTGCTACTCTTACAGTCACAGACGGTGATGCCGCAAGTGGTATGAGTGAGAAGCAAACAATCGTGCTGACCTCAACTGACGGAACATCAAGAACATACGTCTTGGTAGATGACAATGCAACTACCGTAGCAACTGGTGACGTTCTCACAGCATCATCAGATACAGGTGCCAGCACTGCTGGCTCGGCACTTGCTGGTGGTATCGCTGTAGCCATCAATCTAACTGGCTCTGCGTCCACACAGAATGCATATTTGGTGCAACTCAAGGCTGCGATAGAGCATGCAAATGGACACAATGGTAAGATTACTGTTTCAGCAGTTCCCACCGAGGCAAACGGTAATCAAGCCATCACGCTCACACAAGCAAAGGCAGGACTTGCTGGTAATACGACAATCACTGAGGACTTAGCCAACCTAACAGAGAGTGACTTCAGTGGTGCTGAAGCAGTGCCTCGTGACTGGTGGGGTGATAACGAAGCGTTGGGTGTCACTACGATTGATGCTGCCGTTGGATACTATCTTGTAGATTGGTGGGGCAACACACGTGGCGAAGATGTGCGTCGCGCACCAGTGCGTGGCTTTGGTATTCGCCCAGCATGGGACGCTGGTGATGCATACGAGTATGACCGCACCAACAACAGAACACCACACGCGAGGATTTGGAACAACGGTAAGCCTATCTTCAATGTCAAGGGTGTGTTAGATAGTAGTGGTAATCTTCTATCTGCTACCACTGCATCTATCCCTCGTTTCGGTGGAACAAAGAACAACACAAACAACAATGATTCCAACTCTCTTGTTGATGTGTTCGCGCCTACTAACGCTATGCGTGTAGGTGATATGGGTGGCGGTCGTGGTGTGCGTTACCCAACGCAGTTCAACGAAGACCTATTGGTTGAATTAAGCGATGTCTACGAAGCATCCGGCCTTGTTCTCTCTCATCATACTGCTGAGCCAGCATTTGGTCAAGGATATGTGCGCCCACGAAACGACACGCTACAATCTGATGAACTAAGGCGTGGTATCAGTGCTCGACTTGAGATTGACGAAGATGGTCTTCTCAAGCCTGAAGCAGTAGTCAGTGACCGAGTTGAGACGGTTAGCGGCACAAGCGTGCATAAAGACGCAGTATCTCGAACCAGCCCCCGTATTGGTCTTGATGCAGAGGCACTTGAGACAATTTCGAGTGGTGTTGACAGGGACTATGTTGCTATCAACACCGAGGCCCACAGCCTACACGCTGACCGTGGTGTAGGACAACGTGTCATTCTTCATGGTGGTATGCAAGCAGGGTCGCAGACACTTGGTGATTATGACCTCAGAAGCCTATCATTCGCCGCACAACCACACGGTGGTGTAATGCGATTCAGTCATACTTCTAACGTCAAACCAATGGGCGGTTCATACATCATCGAATCACGCTCATTCGTCAACCCATTCGATGATACAGGTTGGGGTCGTAGTAGTTTAGCCGGTGGAGAGAAAACAAGCAATCCATATCAGACCACTACCTATGACAGCACAAGCGCACAGACAAACTACAAGGATACCAGTGTCAAGTTTATGCTACGACCAGTGCGTCTGCTTGATAACCAACATATCGAAGTATTCCGACCTGAACACAATCTACACAGCAGTAGTCCACAAGACGGTGGCACTTTCTTTTCAGCAACTGCCGGTGGTAAGTATGGTCTGTTTACCTATGAAACAACCAGCGCACGCGCCGCTGATGGGTTCTTCATAGGTGGTAGTAATAATCCAGCAAGCAACGCACCATATCAACCAGTATACCTAATGGAGACAAGTAGTGATACTGTGCCAGTTGCAAAGGGACCAAAACTCCCCGGCACTGAAGCCACGGGCTTTGATAAGACCACACTGAAGAGCACAGTTAGTCGCCTTATTATCACTGAAAATACACTTCAGCACTTCCGTAGTGATGCGCCTCGTAATACGGGTAATGAGAAGGATTTCACAGTCAAACCGCGCTTTAGTCAATCATTGCACAGCAAGGGGCATAAAGAAGATGTTACCTACAATACATCAGACCACAGCGGTGATGCTTCGTGACCAATCTTGAATTGTTTACAATTTCACTGATAGGTGGATTCTTCATCGGTATTTGCATAGGTTTGCATATTGCTATGAGTCGTGAAGATGCTGCACGTTGGAGTGATATGTGATGCTTCCAATGGACCTCGCTTGGCGGTTGCTGAAACGCCAAACAGAACTTGGTGAGTTTCATCCTGATTTACCTTCTTCTCACGGCCCAGTGAAGTATTATCATGGGACTCCTGAAACAAATGTTCAACAAATTATGAGGCAGGGATTAAGGGCTAACAAAAAACTGAAGGACACATACAAAAACATAGAAGAATATTTTCAAGCCGTAGAAGATGGCTCTCATGATAAGTTAATGGAAAATTATAATCCAACTTACAGAGGTGCGTTTGTGACCACAAAACCTGAACGTGCACTCTTCTACGGGGACCACGATTACGACACCACCAGTGCGCTTATCGGTATTAGAGAGGGGGCGGGAGTGCCCGAAGAATACATGGGTTATGGTGATGATACCGGCGAGGACACAAAACGGTTATTCCCTGATGACTATCGTTTTATGGACGATGTTGACCCTAAGTTCTTGACTCAAATTAAGGAGGGAATGTGATGCCTTACCTCGCACAGCAACGCTTGACTGGCGACAGCGATGTTATCATGAAACATACGCGTAAGCCCAAGTTTGTAGACAACGCTGTGCATGTTGGTGAGATTACAATGCAAGGTAATACCCAGCAGAAGGTAACAGTCAGAAAACGCAATTCTACTAATTTCGCTATCGCATCAGAGCGTGCATATGAGTTGACTGAGGTCGAAGGAGGTATGCGAATCATGCAACCTCAAGTCGCTGGACATGAGAATACATCTTCGCCGATTTATATAGGGTCATTATTGGATGATACTGCTGCTTTAAATAGGCCACCGCTGATTTTCTCTGCCGACAACCCTTCTTTCCGTCTTGTTCCCGGCTCAGTTTTGTCGTCTGGTAAGGGAGTAGTCCTCGCTTTACGCAATCTACAGGGTGGCACTGCTGCTGACCTTGGTTTCCAATCCACACGTGGGCACCTTGGTCAGACGTTAGATGTTGGATTACGAACAACAGACATGGCTCTACGTCTTGGTCGTGTCATTGAAGAATCACTTGCTTCAGTCAATATCGCTCTACCTCGCACACCAACGAATGCTACCAAAGATAGACGTAAGCATAGCACTGAGTTCGTTGCATTCGACTTCTATGATGTCAATGTCATGGAGGCTCTACGCTTCCTTGGTAGACACGATAACCGCATTGTTTACTTCGATGCATATGGAAACATGCTTTACATTCCATTCAACTTTGGTGGCGCAGGTAGATTACTTGATTCTAAAGCCCGCACAGGGCCAAGTGCTACCAATCCAATATCCAATACACCTAACCGCATCGCTGTGCAGGGATTCCCAAAGGCACTCAACCAATCAGCATATGCTCTTGTCAATGATGGCGAGAGGCAGAGTGGTCGTATAGGAGACATACAAGCCGCACCTGAGATTATTGAAGACATCACTGTCAATAGTGACAGAGAAGCCCGTCGCGTTGCACTGAACATTCTCAAGGCTAACAGCGTCGAGGCTGGTAGTAAAAGCAGCAAGGGTCACCTTGAGGCATGGGACTTACGACCGGGTAAGATTGTCGAGTATGACGGCGTGAGGCGCATTATCACAGAGTCAAGACACTCGCTTAGAACAGGTGAAAGTGACTTTGTTTTCTTGATGGTAGATACAGGTGTCGAGGGTGTCCTACAGGGCATCAAGGACGGAATATCCTTGAGTGCAAAGGCAAAGGCTGAGATTGAACAGGTGCGTGAATTGAATATGTCCCTGTTTGGTGACATCAGAATCAACACTATCCCAATCATTCAAGTGAAGCAGCACGGTGCATCAGGCACAGGGTTCATCATTGGGAAGGCGATGGCGAGGGGAACAATCGGGGCAACCAGTTCGCAAGAGGTCGTCGGCGGCAGTAAATCCATACCAGTAATATTCAGAGGTGATATGTGATGCCAGTAAGTGATTACATCAAACGCACCCTTCTGGACACTCTTGTGTCAAACATCAATGAGATGGTGATTGGATTCGATGGAACACCCTCAACATCATCTGATGGAGCAGCGGGGCGGCCAGCAATCACTCTTAACCCAACAGTGAGAATAGTAGATGATTCGACTATTCTTGTTGAGGCTATTCTACCTGCAAATCAATCATTTAATGAGACACTGAAAGAGGTTTACATACAATTCAAGGGGACTGATTCGACATTTATCCCTGTTGCAAGACATACAATCGCGCCCGTCCTCAAGACATCATCAAATGAGATGCGTGTGCAAGTTCTAATCGAGGTGAAGTAATGCCGGACAACCCACTATCAGGACATACTGCTGGAACAAATGACGGTCTTCGTGACGGCGACCATATCCTATCTCCGTCACTGACCAATCTATACGAAGGCGTTCACGGAAACGGTATCTTATCTGCTCACGGGACCGCATACGGTGACAGTAATCGAAACACACCAGCACAACTTGGTGGTGCAATCAGCAGTTCAGCGGCTCATCAAATCACTGTCGAGAGTTGTAGTTATGTTCTGGACGGCGTCCTCTACACTATTGCTGACACGACCATCAGCCTGACATCAGGCAGCAGTTCTAAGATTGGTTCGACTACCGCTCTGTCAAGTGGTAAGGAGTGCCTCTTCGTCATCGTCTTGACATCTACGTCACCATACGTGATGTTCGCTCAAGCGACACCAGTTACTACTGCGACAGGCGTCTATGCATCTATCAGCGGCACTGCTGCTTCATATCTGTCAGATGGTGTTGGGACTAACAATAAGCAATCTATTGTGATTGGAACAGTGCGTGCAACATACAACGGAAGCGCAGCCGGAGCCAATGACCTCAATCTTACACAGAGTGAGAGGAACGATAAGCGCGTTTTTATCCGCCCTTCGCCAATGTATTTCTCACCAGTCACGACTGGCGCTGTTGCAGCCACAACAGAGGTCGCGACACACACTGCTCTATCTCAGGTTCATGGTAGTGGTGAACACGGTGACTTTGGCGCTAATGGTGTCTTGTGGCAATCTTATGGTGGACAAATCAGCAGCACCACAGCAGGGGACAATGACAAGGATGTGCTCTACTACAGTGGCACACACGCTGCTCGTTTCACTCGTTCTGTCTTCGACCGTGTGCTGACCAGCACTGCTACGTCTATTGACCTCACAGCGAGTGATGCTAACATCCTCGTGCTTACACCCGGTGGCTCATTCGCTGTCACTACAAGCGGTCCATTCCCAGCAGGTTATGTTATTGAAATCAAGAACACACATGGGTCTAACACAGGAACATTCGCACTAACGAACTCAACGACATCTGCTATTGGTGATACCGCTGATGCAGACGGAGGGTATGCTCGCTTTGTCTGCACTGTCAGTCATGCTACTGACCCGACTTTCGTTCGTCTGATTTGAAGGCGCTATCTACCCATAGATGGCCGCATTCCTTGCAGCACCATAGGCTGATGCGCTCACGGTCACCGTCAAGGAATCGAGCCTGTAGGCGGCGTGGTATGTGCTCATGCAAGCACTGGCGGCACTTGACGGTTAGACGGTCAAGAAGCCTGCCCATCACCACGCCTCCCAATCACATCATCAATGCGTAGGATGGCTGTAGCAACCTCAGTAGCGCTGGTGATAGCACTACGGATGAGAGACATAGGCTCGTAGATGGACATCTCAGTCATGTCACAGATACCACCATTGTCGGTATCAGGACCGTAGCATGTCTCTCCTTCGATGACCTTGTTACGCATGGCAAGAATAGTGTCCAACGCATCGTGACCAGCGTTCTCAGCGATAGTGCCGGGGATAGCCTCCAGAGCGTCACAGAATGCTTCGATAGCCATCTGCGCACGACCACCTACCTCGGCAGCACGTGAGCGCATAAACACTGCAAGGGAGAGATATGTAGCCCCGCCACCCACACAGACCTCATCACCGTTAGCAACGAGTGAGACAACACCAAGAGCATCATCGAATCCACGTTGCACCTCATCCAGCGTGGACTGTGTCGCACCGAATAGAATCAAGGTAGCCTCTGTTTTACTACCTGTTACGAAGAGATAGTCCACATCGTTCAGTCGCTTACGAGATACATGCACTACAGGTGTTTCCATGTCATCTTCTGGTGTTTGGTAAACGACAGCGCCTGTCTCATTGCTCAATCGCTTCATGGTGCTTGGTGGCACACGACGGCACACGAAGATGTCGCGCTTGCGTAGGTATTGCACGATAGTGTCATGCACACCATCGCGCACGAATACTACCTTAGCACCGATGTCTTCAATCTGCTTTGCAGAGGCAAGCATTTGCTCGCGGTCAGCGTTCTTGATAGAACTGTAGTTCGCTGCATCAACTTGCACTTGCACATTCCCATCCTGCTTCTGTGGCTCCAAGCCACCGTTGATGAGCAGAATAGGTATGTCGCTACCATCCCACTTACCATCTGCTGTGACGAAATCCTTGTTGACTACGACTCCGTTGAACAGATACGAATCATTGAGAGAGCCACCGGGTGCAGCGAGAATCTTCACATCAGATGCATCACCTGCTGCTTCAATTGTATCCACGCATAGTTTCGCAACCTTCTCCTCAGATGCCTCTAACGACTTACCTGTAATGGCAGTGCGTGCAAGGTCAGTAAGGTCGTAGTTAGCAGCATCGAGTCCACTGAGAATATCCAACGCCATACCCATAGCGTAGATGTAACCCTTGTTGATGACGTTTGCATGTAGTCCCTTGTCAAACAGTGACTCTGCGTTCGCAAGCAATTGACCTGCGAGAACCACGCTACTGGTCGTTCCGTCGTAGCAGTTTGCTTCCTGCATCTTCGATACTTCAACAATCATCTTAGCCGCAGGGTGTGCGCTATCGAGTTCACGAAGGATTGTTGCTCCGTCATTTGTGACAATGACGTTACCGCCACCATCAACCATCATTTTGTCCATGCCCATCGGACCAAGCGTCGTCTTTACTGTGCCGACGATGCGCTTGACCGCTTCGATGTTCATTCTTTGTGCGTCGTTGTTCTTGTTATCACTCATTTCTTCATCTCCCACAGACAGTGTATGCAGATGTTACCTTCATTCGGGTGTTCATACCCACATGCATGGCACTTCTTCATACCCAGTCCACCTCCACTTCAATGATGGAGCCGTCCTCAAGGGAGCGGCTCTTCACAATGCCGTTCTCCCTTCCGTAGCAGTATAGGTCATATGTAAGTTGCGCATCCTTCAGGCAGTATTCCGCCACTTCAAGGAACTTTCCAGCACGCCATGCTTCAGGTGCATCCGCGCTTGTCATGCTCTTACCGACATCGAGTGTCGTGCTTGCAAGAACCTGTAAACTCGTAGCCACATCCTTATTCCCTGCTGCCTTATTAACCAGCAACTTCGTGTCTATGACGCTATCTGACTTTGACATCAAATCACCAGCAGTCCAGCAATCCAATGCAGCATTAAGAACGGGTAAGTCAAACATTCTGATGTTGTGACCAAGCACTGAACCTCCAGCATCAATGTGCTTCTGTAGATGGTCACCCAGTGTCTTTGGATGTAGGTCGAGGACTTCAGCAGTAGCCATGTCTATGGCCTCCTTACTGAACACGTGCCCTTCATCACCATTCCATGTAGCGACAACTGTGGGTTCAAACATTGAGTGCTTGTCCCAACCACCAATCTCCCATGAGTAATTACCTGTTTCAATATCCAGTGCCATTATGTCCGTCATACCATGTCCTCCTTCTTTCTCAGATATACGACCTTCCCATCTTTCGCCGTATCGAATAGGTGTGTCACCCACTTATTGAAGCGGTTGAACGCAGTCCCTCGTGTGACCTGATGGATAGCCATGTAATGCTTGAGCATGTCCGTCTTCTTGCGCCATCCCTCACCACGCTTATCCAATTCAATGGGTGCTATGGCTGTGTATGAATCCAACCAATCCTTTCGATGAGCCGCCTTGACTGCATCCTTAGCACCAAGTTCGACTTCACCCTCAAGCCATAGGATGAGATTCTTGAACAGGTCGTAGAGCATATCCTTAGCCATGTCGAGATGCTCGCCAGTGACAACCCACGAATCATCCATCATTGCAATATGTGTAGCGAGGATGACTGAGTAGTTCTCCATCGCTGGTAGGAACGATGCCACGATGTCTTTGAGGGCATGGTCCATGTCATCAAGAAGAGCATAGAAATCTTCGACTACGTCATAGCAAGCAGCCCTGAATGTGTCATCAACTGTAAACATCTCAGCAACAACTGATTGCACGAGTTCTTCCTGACTCTCTCGGTCCATCTCATCCCATTCCATGAATGAGGTTTGAGTGAGTTCCAGAACACGATTGCGAAGGCGCTTCTCTAAGCCTGAGAAGTATTCAACAATCTCTTCGTAGCCTACTTTGGTTGCAGGTGTGGTCGTGAACGCCTTCTCCATACGACGCATACTTACTCCCATACGCCGGTCCATATCCCAGTGTGACCAGTAGAGGAGAACACGTTGGAAGATACCCTTAGTGAGAACGTAATCCTTCACTCCCTTCGGTGGGTATGTAGTAATCCATAGTGATGCGAGTGACTCAGTGCGAATCGTTCGTCCACTCATGTGCTTCTCCAAGACGTTGCTGTTGCTTCCAATTGGGTTACATGCCTGTTGAAGATAGAGGACTGTCTGTTGACTGTGTTGTCCGGGGTCAAGAATAACTGACCCTTCATCGAAGTTCAACGCCTTACGCCCACCGAGCATACCGTCAGTTTGCACAGTGACCTTCTCCTTCTTTCCATGCTCATTCTCTTGCACTTCTTGGGTGACACCACCAATCAGTCCAGCGTCTGTCCCTGCTGTGTAGCCTACTGTTTCCAAACCGCAACTCTTCAGGATGTCACCGATGAACTCCCATGCAATGGACTTACCAGTCCTTGATGGTTGAATCCAAAACACATGAACACGAGGGTCAAGGTGACTCCCATCCCATGGTATTCTCACATAAGGAGCGGCTATTTGCCCCTGCACGAAGAAGAACGACAACATCGCAGGGATGTCATTGTCAATACTCGTTCTTCCAAATCGTTCAACATACCCCTCAAAGAACGGGAACTTACTTACCGCTTGATATGATAATGCATCTCTCATTTACTTCCTCTCCTTCTCTTCCTTTCCCTCTACTGATTCAAATACTGTTTATCTTCGAACCGTCCTTTCAATGTGGACTGGTTCTTCACTTGTTAGAACCTCCACAATTAAGGAACGCTTCTTATCTCCCAAGCCTTTCACTTGCTTCAATACATCAGGATATGCCATCTCTTCAATGGACCCACACTTGTCAAGCAACCTGTCAACTAACTCGGGACCAAGGCCGGGTATAGTGAGTAGAATGTCCTTACGAACATCATTCGTAGATACACGACGCACGGCCTGTGCTCCATGTCTACTCGCTGGTTTGTGCAACTTGCCATGCAACTTAGTGACGAACATAGCGACTTCACTGATGTTCGGTGCATAGAATACCTGACACTCAAAGTCAGACATAACACGGGCTATGATACCTGTCAATTTGTTCTGCACAGATGAATAGGTGACCTTTTGTTTACCATTGGTTTTAGCCATCGCTACATACTGCTGAACAGAGCCATGGATTACAAGGAAGAATCGCTCGTAGTTAGCATCCATGTTATCCAGTTGACGCCACAGGTGTCCACTGTGTATAGATTGAAACAAGTCATTGATACTCTTGGCTTCAACACACGCTCCACCGAGTAGGTAGTCACCGACAACAAGAGTTTGCCGTGTGACATTCAGGCCCTCCTTACGAGCCTTACGTTCTATAGATTCGCAGAGTGACCCGCGTTCATTGGTGTCTATGATAAGGTCAGGCTTGGGCATTTCTTCTCTCCTCCCTTTTCTTTTCAGAATAACATGAGCGGCACGTTTTATCTGATTCCGTTTGTGCATATCCTATTTCTTTTGTCACCACTTCGTTGCATATATGACATCTCCATATCTCACTAACTTCCTGAACAATATCACTGAGCCAATAGAGATTAACGAAGTTGCGCCCCCTGCCGCTTTTTATCTTCCCTGTGATAATGAACTCAGGGTGTTTTCTCAACATCATACTCAATTGAGGTAATGAAGGACAGATGTGAAGGTGTAGTGAGCGATTGAGAATCTCCTGCGCTGACAGTGGTTCACCTGCATCGTGAATAATTTCCACAATTTTACGAATCAATTTATGCCTGCGTCCCTTTCTACTTACCATTTCTTCTCTCCCCTCCTTTCATAAGTTTGTAACAGTCAGAGCATCTTAGAGCACCTTTACGTTGCATTTTGATATTGACACCACAGACCGTGCATTTTGGTATTGATGCGATACCCTCTGTGTCAGCAAGCCAATACAAATTACATTTATAGTGACTATTGTCGGCTCTACTAATTTTAGCAGCAGTGCTTGATTTAAAATGAGATATAACAACAAAGTCCTTCTTACGCAAGATATTAGAGAGACGTTGCTGAGTTGGTGTTTTACTTAAATGAGTGCAATTTTCTAATATTTCTCGTAGCGTAACAGGTTTACCAAGGTCGTATATTACTTCCCTGATTTGTTTTATCAGGTGTGCTTGCTTCCCTTTACTTCTTCCTGCCATTATTCATTCACCGTCCCATCATAATACGGGCAGTGCCCTATGCAAAGTCCATCATGAGTGATGGTAGAACATGAAGCAGCCGCGTAACCACGATTACCTCCACTACCGAACACTATACTCTCCACCTGATGTTTTGTGATTCTCGGATTGTAGTCCACCCATCCTTGCTGAGAGATGATGTCGCAAATACGCTCCACGTGCTTCCCCTTCTCTTCATCATCTACTGCTTCAGGATGGAAGAACCACCTGAATCTTGCAGCAAGGTAAGATGCGAGATGGAAGCGTGCCTTGTGAGTAGGGTTACCTTCACCCAACGCACTCTGCGCAAGACAGGGTAGAACAATGATGTCATCTAACGTCACATCAGGAAGGTCATTGACTCTCTCTATCTTACGTTTGAAGGGGTTCTTACGCTCAGGTAATTCAAGCACCACATCGTTGTTGCCATGTTTGATGTAACCTCTCCTTGGTTGTTGAGCAACCTCCATGATTTCATCATGTGTGAGGTTTAGAATCTCCTCACTCTCAAGTGGAATAGACCAGCACCCTCTCTTACTATTGTAGGAGTTCGGGATGCGTATCATACCGCTTGTATCGAATGCTACAGTGGGGTCATTACAACCAAGATTCAACTTCCTGTGCCACTGAGACAACAATGTCCTACCCCCTTCTTTCACTCTCGCAACGGATAGTCCGTCGGATGGAGTGTGGACCTCAGAGAGAGGAACCCATATGTGGAATCCTCCACCACTAAACCACACGAAGTGTGTGATGTCCTCAGACAATAGATAACGATGCAGCCTCTTAACTTGCTCATGCATGTATGAGAACTCTACATCAGCACCACGTTGCTTGAAGTCCTTGCAATCAAAGTCCATCACGAAGTGACGGATAATAGGAGTGTTGTAATCCACTCTCTTGTTCCTTGGTTGCTGTGTCGCTCTGTAACCGTAAGCAGTGAAGTATACGTTACCACTACCGTTCTTACCTTTCCAATAGCGCTCCAACTCGGCCCAGTCACGGACACAATATCTTCCACCCTTTTGCCCGTTTGACCCGATTTCCAGCACCTCACGAGGGAAATCGAGTTCAATGAACATGTGATAGGGCCTCCGATATTTGTTTCGTAATTTGATTGAATGTCGTCTTCACTCGCTCTGGTCTAAGCGCCGCCGGATGGACGGTGACAGTGAAATGGGCACCGACCTTTTTTGAAGGAACCACTTCATCTTTTGTGTAATCACCAAGTGTCATTTGCTTGAACTTCTTAATGTCGTAGTCCTTCTCAATCAAACCAGTCATGACTTCAAATGACGATGACTCAAAGAGTGCTTGAAGTGCTGCTTTAAGAAGTGCCTTCGCTGATTTCAACTCATGAATCTTCATTCACATCCACCTTCCAGAAAGGACATTCGTGCATGAAGTCACACCATTCACACTTGAAGGTGTCATGCTTCTTCAATAGAGGTGCAGGTGTAAACTCACCAGTGAGGTGAGCGTCTACAAGTTTCTGTAGTCGCTTCTCCACGGTCTTGGGTGCATATCGCCCACCGGGTCCAGAGACGCTCTCGTAGTCCCATAGGGGTCCGTCGCCACCATTGATGCCACCACCGGGGAACTCCCATCCCCATCCTGAAACGGGGAGGAACTCCATGTGTTGACTGTGCTCAAGCATCATACGATAGAACTGCATCTCGGCACGCATGTCCGCACGCTTCCTATCCTTCCACTTACCTGTCTTCAACTCCATCAAAACGATACCTGCTTCATCATCATCGAGGAAGATACGGTCAATGTATCCCTTCATGTGAATTGGTATATCAGTGCCATCGCTTGATGTAACAATACGTGCCGCGTGCACTTCTGATTCATTACCAACAGGGAACCAGCGTCTTCGGATAGTCGAGATGTCTACCTCCTTTGGGTAGGTGTGAAGCCTATCTATCTGCCACTTAACCCACAAGTGTAACTGTTCAACCTCACCGAAGATATATGGTGAGGGAGGAGTGGGTAATGCTTCAATGCAGAGTGTCGTCGCTTGTTCGCGCTTGTTCTCTCGGACGAGTTGCCATACATCTTCGATGACATCTTCCATTGCCTTCCACCAGTATTCAACAGCGTCGTGAACATTGGACCCTCTGATGTGGTAGTCCTGTTCATCTCCACGCATACCGAGTATCTTCTCCAAGAAGTATTGCTGTTGACACCAATCGAACGTGCCAACTGATGACTTGGAAACACGGAGAATCTTGTCCTCCATATCAGGTTGCCAAGCGTAGGTGCTCTTGTCATACGACTTGAGCATGTCCTCATACGGATAGCGACTATCACGCTCGTTGTTTCCGCCTTCGGGATTAGGATTGAATCTCATGGCACTTCACCTGCCTTACGCAAGATGTTCTCCAACGATTCTGTAACAGCACGACGGGAAATATGAGGGCCTTGACCTCTCCTGATACCAGCGATATACTTTCGAATGTCG